CATCGCGCGCGCCTACGGCCGTTTTGAGCAGTCGCAGAAGCCCAGCTGCTCGACGCGGCAAACAGGGCACCGCTCGACCAGACAACCGACCGCATGGAGCTGCCCGCGCGTGGCGCCGCAGACGCAGCAGGTCTCGCCAACACCATCGCTGCCGCCGTAGGAGATGCGCTGGTAGCTGTGCCCGTTGATCGCCAGCGTCCGCGTGATCTGCGCGGCGGCCAGGCGCAGCACCTTGTCGTTCGGCTTGGTCATGTTGCTCACTCCTTGCCGTGCCGGACATCGACGCCCACGTAAATCGTTCCACGCGCGCCGGTTACCCGTTCAGCGCGGAACCGCTGGCCCATCGTCAGCCCCCACATCCGAATCGTCGGCGGCAGCCAACCGCGCTCCTCGCACAGGCGGCAGTAGTCCTCGAAGAGTACGCGCGATGTCGGCCAATCGCTTAGCCGCCTGCCATCGGGCTTCACGCGCGCCAGCGGTGCCCAAACGGCCAGGCCAGCGTCGAGATCCATCGGAACCCTCGACTCGCGCGACCCGATGCTGCTTCCATGCTCGCCGGCTGGGGGCTGCCCGTTGAGGCTGCCCGCATGCAGGCTGCCCTGCCGCTGGCCGTCGTCGTTACCGTGGCCATCCGACTCGGCATCCTCCCATGGCGCTGTCGGAGCATCTACAGCGGGTTGCTCCACATGACGATCCACGGGCATGAGGCTGGCGACGACAGATGGCTTCTCTAGATGGTGACCGCCTGACGGTACAGGGGACTCGTCATTTGTGCCGCCTACAGTACCGTGCGGCGGTGCAGTGAGAGGCCTCTCTGTACCGTGAGCCGGTACTATGGGACGGCTAACCGTACCGTGAGGCGGTCTAAGGACATCAATTTTGCGGTGACCTTGCTCTGTACCGTGAGGCGGTACTGTGGAGCGCTTCAGGTAGGCGCCTCTCTCGAACGCCGCAGCCGCACCGGGGTCGAATCCTTGCAATCGATCCAATGAGCGCCACGTCACGGCATACCAGCTCGCCCGATTCGGCCGAAAGCCCTTGACGGTCTCGAAGATGAAACCGGCCTCGAGCAGCTCGCGCTTGGCGCGGGTGACCACGTCGCGGCTGCTCCAGCCGCGCGTCCGCAGGTAGGTGCACGACCCCAGCAGTCTGCCGTTGTTGTCTTTGACGCATTGGCGCCCGAACTCCAGCAACAGGGCGCGCGCTGGATGGCTCAGGCCTCTGTAGGCCGCGCTATCGAGCACCGACCAGGGCAGGGCCAGGAAACCGCCAGGATCGCGCCCGGCGTCCTTGCGGCCCCTTCCGCCGTTTCTCCCGTTCGTCACCGCTCGACCCCGTCGAGAAAGGCCGCGACCGCCTCCAGGTCGGGCAGCGCGCGAGTCATGTTCCAGCGAATCATCAGGTACTCGGCGGTGCCATCCGGGCCAGTGACGATGTGGAGCTGGAAGCCGGCGAGCGCGGCGCGTGCGCGCAGGGTCGAGAACTCCTTGTCGATGCGCGCGACGCGGGCGCGGTCGTCGTCGTGGTTGGTGGTAGTCACGGTGACGGCGTCGCCTCGGCCGCGGGCACGCCCACCGGGATCTTGGGAGGACGGCCGCGAGCGCGCTTCGGCGGTGCCTCGACCGCGAGCGCGGGCACGGTGACGGCCGCGGGCGCCATGCCCACTGCGGGAGCGCGGCGAGCGCGCGTGGCCTTTTGCGGACCGCCCTCTTCGTACGCCTGCAAGGCGGCGAGGACGCGCTCAACGTCGTATCGAATGAGGTCGCCGATCCGGAAGAACGGAATCAAGCGCTTTCCGCGGCGGTCCTTGCGAACGAACGACCGGCTGATGTCCAGGACCTCAGCGATACCCGCCTCGTCGGTGACCTTACGGTGGTGGGTATCGGACTGGTGGGGCATCTGGAGCTTCCTGCAGGATCTCTAGATACCTCAACGTAGCAACGAATTTTTTTCTGTCAATCGATTTCTGTCGCGGGTCGCGTAAGGAGCAATCCATTGCCACAGGCGAGTGGCGCGACGCGGGACTCGCGCTACCGCGCCCGCTTCAGTGCCACCACTTTGGCCGACCGCTTCCGGTCGCTGGTGGCGGGAAGCTTCGCTGCCTCTTCCACGAAGTCGGCGACCAACTGCCATCCCGCGCGCAGCTGCGCCCCTGTCTTTCCGACGTAGAACGTGCCGGCGACGTCCTTCGTGTCCGTGTGGTTCAGCAGGCGCTTCAACGTGTTCGCGCTGACCAGCTCCTCGGCGATGCTGGCGAACGTGGCCCTCAGGTCGTGCACTGATACACCGGCCACGCCTGCGGCCTGATTGATGGCGGTCAGCGTCTTGCCGCCGGGGTCGCCGATGTTGAACAGCAGCGCGGTCGGCTTCTTGCCGGCGGCATAGCGCCTGGCGATGGCCAGCGCCTGAGCACTGAGCAGAAGTACGTGATCGCGCCGGTTCTTCGTGTCGGGCAGCACGATGGACGCGCCCTCGACGTCGAGGTCGCACACGCGGATGCCGACGACGTGCTTGCTCCCAACAACTTCACCGGATCGTGCGCCAGTCAGCAACATGAATCTCAAGGTGTCGCCAGCCAAGATGCTGCCGCCGACTTCCGCACTGCCGGCCGCACACGCGGCCCGCCACCAAGCACCGAGCCGCTCAGGCGGAATGATGCGCGGGTCGCCCGCGGTCTGCGGCAAGACGATGCGGTCGCGCCCGGCCACTCCTTTGCCCAGCGGGTTGTCTTCGATATTCACGCCATGCCAGTTCAAGACGGCGCGCAGGACTTGCATGCAGTACACGGCCTGTCGCTGGCTGCGCGCGCCGACGGTGGCGTAGACACTCCGCATATCGTCCGCCGTGATCTTCGTCAGGGCCTTGCCAGCCAGCGCGTACAGGCCGCCGTCAAGGTTTGCCCGACCGCTCTCCTTGACGGCGCCGGGCTCGACCATCGCGAGGTAGTCAGCCTTAGTGCGCACCTTCAATGGCAGCCCGTCCTTCGTGCGACGCTTGCCCTTGACGTACTCGCGCACGGCCTCGGCAAGCGTCAATGCGTCGGTCTTCTCGGCGCGGCGCTCCTCGCGCTTAATTTCCATGCGGTCGATGCCCTGTTGCAGCTCGCCGCTGATCTCCAGCATCATCCCGCGCGCAGCGGCGCAGGAGATCGCCTGCGCCCCTTCCGCCTTGCCGAGGGTGCGCCGGGTGTTCTTGCCGTCTACCCGACGTTCGAAAATCCAGGCCCGATTTCCAGCGGCGGGAACGCGGCAGCCGAACCCGGGCGTCTCGGCGCACCAGAAGATTTCGTAGCTCGCGTCAGGGCGCGCAAGGCGCCTGGCGAGCGAGTCAGTCAGGCGCTTGTCGAGCTTGGGCACGGGGAACCTCCGGAACACGATGTAGGAAACCGTGTAGGAGGGAATCGTAGCATCAGGGGTGTTTTGGTGCACCCTGGTGCCATCTAAGTGCTTGATTTAAAAGGATTCACTCGTAGCACGCCCGGGTAGATTTTGGACTGTTAATCCGTAGGTCCCTGGTTCGAGCCCAGGTCGGGGAGCCACTTCACAGTGGTCAAATCAGCGAAGCAAATCAAGGCCTTAGAGAAATCTGAGGCCTTTTTTGTTTGTTCCGGCTCCAGGTGTCGGAATAAGGATGTAGGAGACCGTGTAGGAGTCTTTCGGGCTACCGGGCACGTCCCCACCTCCCGCCGCCGCCAGGCCGGACGAGGTCGCCGCGCCCGCCAACGAGGCTGCAGCGCCATCCACACAGGAGACGGCCGGGCCTGACGCGGCCGGGATGTAGGAACGATGTAGGAGCGCAGTTACTGCGCCCTTCTCGCCCCCCGATCCGCCGCGCCGCCACCAGGACACCATCCGCTACCGGATCGCGCCCTGGCGGCCCGCCTGACGCGTCCCAGCGTCAGCGCACGTCCCCGCGATGGTCCGCGTGGTGCTGGGCTTGACGACGTCGCCGAGCGCTTGCTCGAACGCCTCTTCCGGCACCTTGGCGAGCCGCTGGTAGCGGCTGGCCGACTGCGTGCTGATGCCGTTGGCCTGGAGGGCTTCGGCGTAGGGCGTCGCCGCCGCCGGGATGACCCGTGTCGCATCGTTGGACACGGGTAGGCCGGACACGTTGGCGGTCTGCGGCGTCGCCCACGTCAGCTCCTGCAGCTACCCGAGAGCCCATTGCGAAAGGCCGATCGATGCGGTCACTGACTCGGGAACAACCTGAATGATTAGGACGACGTTGGACGGATTGTGGCCCGGCCTCAACAGTCGATCCGTTTCCACCGACACCGCACTTATGAGCGCGTCATCCTCCAGCAGACAAAAGAATGGATCCTCTTCTGCGCTGGGCGAGTCGTCTTTCGGCAGTTCTCCGGCTTTGGGTGCTCGCAGCGCATCAAACAAGGTCTTGAGACGATTGTCGAGGTCGCCGCCCTGGGTCACCACCCGGCCAGGCTCAGCAGGTGTGAGTAGCGTGATGTTCAACCTCACGACGTGCCCAAACTTCTCCGTGAAGATTGGAGCGAACTTGAATCCGTCCTGCTGAATAAAGGTGACCACCGGATGTTCGGTGTCTATGAGGCTCTTGACGTGAGCCATGCCCTTGCGGCTCACCAATTCACGAAGCTGAGGCTGAAAGTACCGCCTTAGCATCTGCTTATCGGCAGCGCCTCGGCTGGCCTTCAAGGGGCCATCGTAGACAAGACGGAAGTTCACAGTTGTTCCTCCCAACGACCGGACTCTGGGGCTTTGTCGAACGACTATCTCGTGTAACGCTAGAACCGCGCGTACACCCACACGCCTGCGTACCACAGCAGGTATAGGCACGTGATGACGCCGATGATGTGCGTCGTCCAGCGGAAGGCCATGAGCGCCGTCGGCACCTGCCGTTGAATCTGCACGTTGACCGCCTGCGCGAAGCCGTCCGCGTGCTTGATTCCCGCGTGCACCGCGTCGAACTTCAGGGGCGGGAAGTACAGGTAACTCACCGTCACTTGCTCGCCGGGCAGGAGCACCGGGAATACCAGGTCGTTCGCGCCGGAGGGATTCGCCTCCTGGCTGTACTGTATGGGCGGGAAGACGCAGAAGTCCGGCAACACGTGGTGGGCCATCCTGACTTCCTTCGCTGACTTCTTGCCCACGTTGCGCAAGACGACCTCGTGCGTGAACACCCGGAACGCCTGCTGCCCGGGCGGCGAGACGTTGTGCGTCGACACCGAGCCGAACCACGAGAGCAACTTCGGCTTCCGCTCGAACCACGTCTTGCCCAGTAACGTGACGACGCCGCCGGCGACCGGCTTCGCGATTTCTCCGACGACCTGCCAGTCGATGGCCATGTTCCCGTCCTCCTTGTGCCGGGATTGTGCCGGTCCCCTGAACGAAAGCAGCCCGAGCAGATGCCGGACGGCAACTCCCGCGGTGCTCGCTGGCGTGCGGAGGGATCAAGCTCCTGCCGGTCCCGTGCGCAAGCTCCCATGCCGCCAGAGCAGGTGCTCGGTACGCTGATCGGGTTGGCCACAGTCTGGGAGTCCCCAAATGAAGATCGTCTCCACGCGCTCTCGAACCTTCGAATGTCTGGTTATCCACCAGACAGTAACGAGCCACGAAGTTCAACGAGAGCACCGTGAAAGCGATTCAGGCCACAGGGCGGTGGACCTGCTCTTCTGGTCGGCTACAGACTGTTCCGGGAAGCGCACGTGCGGTTCTTGGGCCTCATCTCAGTGCCCACTGTTCGCTCGCGGAGGCCAACGATGACGGCACGTCACATCGGCGGAGCCAGAGCAGCGCTTGCGGTCGTTGCCGCCTTGGCCATTGGCGCTGCATCGGCCGAGCCCGTGTCATGCTTGATCGCAGAATGCCGCGCCGGTAGCATGGTCTGGTCGGCCCCATCGTCAGGCGGGATCTACGCAGTCTGCCCGACCGCCGCGCTCTCGGAATACGTCAACGCCGTGGGTGGTCTGATGTCGTTAGCGCGAGCCTCGGGCGCGGGAGTTCCTGAACGGTCACCAGACACCGGCGAGCCTTCATTCGAGGGTGAGACGAAGGCAATGCTGGGCGAATTGCGCCAACGCGCCGGAGTTCGAACATTCGATGAGGCGGCAGCCCAATGTCGTCGAGGCGCGTACAGCCAGCCTCTCATCGTCAAGGCCACTGTCGGACGCAGCCTTCTCGTCACGACCAAGAAGACGCCCAGCGAGTCCTTCTGGATGCCGAGCAATTCGGCCGACCTGAGACGCTAGGTTGCCGCCGGAAGCACGGTTCAGGCGCGCGACCTGGCGACGAGCCACCGCTGAGCCTCCGGCAGCGAGCGCCAGACACGCACGACGACACCACCATCACGGCAGACGTAGCGGCAGGGCCCATCGCTCCAGAGGTCCCAGCCGCGCGCGCGGAACTGGTCGCGGGTCTGGTAGAACCCGACCGGGAAGCGCGACGGAGGCGGCTCGGCCATATACCTGATCCGGCATCGCGGCATCGGCCGACTCCTTCAGTGCACCACCAGCGGCGGCACGCCGTCCTTCGCGACCGGCGGTCGTTCCGGCAGCTTGGTCAGCTCGGCGAGGAAAACAGCAACGTCATCGACCGCGGGGTTAAACGGCACCTCGAAGGCCATACCGCCTGCGGTACAAACCAGGACGCACAAGCCAGGGCCTCGGCCACGATCCGTAGGCTGCACAGAGGCCTCGACGATGGCGAGATCCCAGTCCTGGCCGGTGGCGGCGACGAACTGCTCGAACTGCGCCTGCAGCTGCTGCATCAGCAGCGATGGCGATGCGGTCACCGGCATTTCGCGATCTCGCGCCAATGGGCGCTCTGGCCCGGCGCCTCGGTGGTCTCGACCAGCGCGAGCCAGAGGCTGCCGGAGCGTTGCGTGAGGTCGCCGGGGGAGTAGGCCCTTGTGATGTCGTAGGCGCCCGCGAAGACCAGTGCCTTGCGCTCCTCCAAGACCGAGAGACGCATCTCGATGTCCTCATGCGCAGCGACCAGCCGGCGCCCGAGGGCAGCGACCGTGAACGCGCCCAGCTCGCGCGCATTCGTCGCCTTCCCGAGGGCTTCCTCGAAGGCCATCTCCACGTCGTGGGCGGTCAGCATGACGACGCCCTCGGTCAGTACAGCACGCTACGCAGCGTGGCGACCGCAGCCGGGCGACGGACGGCCCAGTTCACGATCCGCGTGCACTTGACGCCCACCAGGCCCATCTGCCACAGACTGACCTGTTGCTGGCCACCGGCGCTGGGCGAGTCGTTCATCTGGAGCGATGCCTCGGTCGTCAGCTCGACGTCGCCGCCGCCATCGTCGGCGATGCAGATTTCGGAGGCCTCGACCAGCGCGATCAACGACTCGCCGGGGCTACCGCTGGCCACCACGTTGTTCGACGTGATGACCGGGCACTGCAGCAGCATGCCGCCGCGCGGGCCGATCCCGGGATACGCCGCCGCGCCGCCGGTGCCGCGCAGCTGGCCGATGTAGGTCGCGGTGCGCGGGTTCATGACCCAGGCGGCGCTGGTCATCGGCATGTTGTTGTCGGTCAAGCTGCCGATCAACTTCGCGAGGTCGACATCGATCGCCCCGATCGTCGCGCCGGTGCTCTCGAACGACGGGCAGTCGTGGGTGACCGCGGCCGGCTTCGCGGCGCTGCCCGAGTTGGCAGGATCGATGAAGGCAAGGTCCAGCTCTTGCGCCACGCCCGAGACGATGTCGGCGCTGATGACACCGTAGCTGGCCGTGATCGCGTTCATCAGCAGCTCCTGCGAGATCACGCCGATGCCGGCGACCTTGAGCGCGTCGAGTTCACGGACGAACTCGAAGGCCGAGGCGCGCACGGGGATGGGTGCGCCTTCGGACACCCAGGCGGCGAGGCCGGCGACGGACTGTGCCAGCACCCGCGTGCGGAACGGCGTGGACCGCATGTTCTGCAGCCTGCCGATGATGGTCAGCGGCCTCAAGACTGCGGCCAGATCGAACAGCACTGGCGACAGCGCATTCGCCACGTCGGCCTGGCTGAGCGGTGCGACTAGGCCCTTCAAGACGGCCGCGGTCGACGTCCAGCCCTTGGCCGCCGCATAGGGCTCGGCGCCAAGCAGATCGCCGCGCGTGGCCGCGAGCGATGCGATGAAGCGCGCGAGCTGGAGTCCTCGGGTCTGAACGTGAATGGCGGGCGCGGTCATGGAGGCGATCTCGTGGAAGTGGTGTAGAGCGTTCTACGCTGCGCGCTGTCATCCACGAGCACGGCGCACAGCATCAACGATGGCGCGGCGCGATGTCGGGGCGCGCAGCGCCTTCAACTCGGCCGCCAGGGCGGCGACGGCGGCCGGCGCAGCTTCGTCGCCGGCCAGGATTCGGCGAGCGCGGGCTTGCGAGCCGACTGCGATGACCAGGCGCATGAGCAAGCGGTCGCGGTGCTCGGTCGCCAGGACACGGCTGGCCGTTCGATGCGAACCGCGAGGCGGGCGCAGACCCAGCACCGCGGCCAGGTCGCCACCCGTGCGCAGCCATTCCCCCAGGCCGGCGCCGAACCGGCGCATCTCGCAATCGGTGGACGCCAGCAGCGTGCCGCTCACCCGGCGCGCGCTGTCGATCAGTTCGCGCTGCGTCAGCCGTGAAGGGTCGACGATCAGCCGGCCGAAGGCGTCGCGGTGCGGGTCGCCCATGGCCGTCATCGTGCCGCAGCGAGGGCGGCGACCAGCACCTTCATGGTGGTCAGCAACTCGTCCAGCTCGGCACGCGAGATCATCACGTCGGCATGCAGCAGTTCCACAGCCTCGCGCAGCTCGGCCAGCTCGGCGCGGAGCAGCAGTAGGTGGTCATCAGAATTCGAATTGGTCGCCACTGGGAATTTCCGCCAGCTTGTAGACCAAATCCAGCGCCTGCCGGGATTTCGGCGACAACCCGAACGAGTCGGCCAGCAACCGGAGCTGCGCCAGCCCTGCAGCGGTCAGTTCGCCCTGCCGCATCAGCGCCGTGGCCCGCGCCAGCGCCTCGAAGCTGATGCGGTCGGACGGCCGGCACAGGCCGCGAGGCAACATGCCGGCCAGCTCGGCCCAGATGGCGGCGATGGCCGGCTCCAGGTACAGCGGCGCCGGCCCGATGCCCAAAGCCGTGTCGGCTTGCAGTTGACGTTGTCGATCGGGCCGCGTCGTGCCGGTTCGGGCATGGTCAGCGGCGGTTTTCTTCACAGTCATGATGGGTTCCTCGATGTTTGACTGCCGTCGCGCGCCTGCCACCTCGACGCCGCTCTTGAAAAGCGATCGCCCGTGTGTTCAGACTACCGCCCCACCTTGCCGAGGCCCCGCCGATGGCCCGACAAGGGCCCTGCGCGGCCCGTGGTGGACCGATCGTGAGGCAGGTGCAGCTAGATGGCGTCGAGGTCATCGCGCGCGCCTACGGCCGTTTTGAGCAGTCGCAGAAGCCCAGCTGCTCGACGCGGCAAACAGGGCACCGCTCGACCAGACAACCGACCGCATGGAGCTGCCCGCGCGTGGCGCCGCAGACGCAG